CATTCTTCATCGGCGTAAGAATCAGCACCTGTTCCTGCGACACGACATCACACCCCACACTCATACCCCACGCAACGAAGCTACTGTGATGAAAATAGCTTAGTTGGTGGCCCGGGCAGGAGTCCAACCTGCGACCTTCGCGTTAGGAGTGCGATTTTCGGGGGCCGCACCCAACTGCACCAACCTGCACCATCATCCGTAAGTTCCATATATATCAATTACATATCCGGGAAAACATTTGCACTGTGTCGAACCAGAATGCCGGAATTACGTGAATTCTCTGGCACAAATCCGGCACATAGACAGTTACACTTAAGGCGGAGACCAACATGCCAAGAGGCCGCAAACCTGCCCAGGAACCAGATGTAGCAAGAGTCAACAAGAGCAGAGGGGCATGGATAGTTCGATACAGTCAGTCGGGCAAAGATGTACGGAAGTCGTTCGGCGACGACAAAGAGGCGGCGACAAAGTATGCAGAGAAGACCCGCTGGTTACAGCGATCCGGAGAGGGCATAGTTCCATCAACAGCCCGTGAAGCCGCCATGACCTTCAGTGAGGCGAGAAAACTTCGCTCTGGGATTGCTCTCGGTCAGTTGTGCAATGAACTCAAGACACACATTGCCACACATCCACAGGACTATAAGGACCAGGTGAATCCACCTGCACGGCTGGATCGAATCAAAGGCGATCTCGGAGACCGGTCAGCAGAGTCCATTGAACCTGCTGAGATACGCGCTTGGCTCAACACATTGACGGGGCCGAAGGGTAAGAAGCTTTCTGATGGATCATGGAATCGTTATAAGGCTCAATTCAGTGCCGTATACAAACATGCTATTGAGACAGGCCGACTCAAAGCCAACCCTGTCCGTGATGTAAAGCAGAAGAGGCTAAACAACGGAGTGATTCGCTTCCTAGCCGCCGATGAAGAACAGCGCATACGCGCTGTCATGCAATACCGTATCGACACAGCAGAGAAGGAATGGCTGGATAGGATGATTCACCATGTGTGCGAGTTCGATATCGCTCTCACGTCTGGGATGCGTAAGGGAGAGCAATACGGCCTCCAATGGCCTCGTGTAGACCTCAAAGGTCGGACGGCGGTGCTCGTGGACACAAAGAACGGCGATTCTCGCATCGTCCTTCTGACGCCCAAGGCTGTTGAGGCGTTCGAGACATTGCGTTCACTGAATCTCAAACGTAAGCCACGGTCCAACGACCGGCCTAATCAATCGCCAGAGGATAGCTGCTTTGCATTAGCCGACCCGAAGAAGTGGTTTGCTGAGGTGCTGAAAGAAGCCAAGGTGAAGAACTTCCGTTGGCACGATCTACGGCACACCTTCTGCTCCCGGCTGGCACAAGCAGGGAAGCCACTGCTGACGATCAAAGAACTCGCTGGACATAAGACTTTGGCAATGACGGCGCGGTATGCCCATCTCGACGAATCGACACGGCGGGATGCACTGGAGTCTGTCTTTGCATAGTTGCAATGTCATGCACCATGTTCTATTCTGTTTTAGTTGCTGGGCCGCAAGTGCGACGCCGCCCGTGTCCTATGAGTTTCATAGGGTCTCCCAGCAGATAGAGCGGATCAGATAAGCTTTCACCTTCCACCAAACACCATAGACGAATAGCCGGTATTGAACTCGTGTCCTGCCCTGTGGCACGAGGTACAGCAGCGCATGTTTTTCTGCGCTGTTTGTCATGGCTGTTATCCGACGCTGCCTTGTAGCAGCGTTGAGGCTTGGTGTCTGTGAAAAACAACAATGTAGTCCCCGTACAGCCGGATATGCTCACGGTGGCAATTGTCGCTGTGAAGCTGTCCTTGTCTGAGCGCAAGCTCCGTTACGCCATAGCCGATGGCGATATCAAAGTGCGTCGTTTCGGTGACGGCGTACGCATCCCTCGAACTGAATATGAACGTGTCTTACGCGAAGGTCTCCCTGCGCGTAGGAAAGCCGCCTAACCACGCCCCATCCTGGGCTGCGGCGTTCCTGTCCAGTCCAAGCCTTCACGATTCGCTAACAAGAAAGAGGAGAAAGAATATGAAGAGCATTACGAAGATCACCATTGGCAAAGTCATGAACGAAGCTGAGGTCAAGGCACAGATTGCAGAGGTTCTAACACCGAATCAGCAAGTACATACAGCCCTGAAAGATTTGGACATTGGTCAAGGTTTCAGCATCCAGACTGAAGGTGACGCCACCAAAACCGTTCATTCGATGCGTGTGTATTTTGCCAAACAAACGGATGTTAAGGCCGTCATCAAACTGACTGGCGAGCAGAAGAAAAACATTCTCGTACAGCGCACGGCATAGGCCGTCAGTTTTGGTCACCTGAAGTCAAAGCTGAACTCAATCCAATCAAACCGTATTACAGCCGCCCTGGAAGCCTCGGGGCGGCTCTTTTTGTTGGGCGAAGGTCCAGGCGCATCCAGCCAAAAAATAAATTCAATTATTTTCGCTTTGGACACACTGAAAATTGATGATTTGGCCTTTCGGGTACATACTATTCAGTCTCAAAAGCCAGCATAGGCTCTAGCAAAGAGGGTAGCAGGCGGCTCTCCTCGACAATCAAACAAAACATAACGGGCATAGCCCGTATTACCTTAGCTACCGAATCGGAGGCGGGAATCGGAATAGGAAGCTGACGGGGATTTCAAGTCTCCAATGAGGTACGGATATTAGTGTGTCTTGTAGACCAGAACGAACACAGATACCCGGATAGAGATAGATCGTGATGGGTTCTTCATAAGAACTACATGGTGTATCTCCTCTCTATATAAGAATCATCATTTCTTTTCTCTTCTGATTCCCGCCGACCACATTACCAACACATCACATCATCACCGGTCGCATACAGCGACCAAAGGCACCATTCACGTCATGCAAAGTACCAACTCAGCACTATCGGAACACCTTCTATCAACATTGCCTGTCTCACTATTGGGACACTTCACTTTTCAGCGCCGCGCCAGTGAACAGCGCATGGACACCGTCTGGAACGACTTCGTAACTGGGGTGAACATTACTGCTCGTCAGCCCTTTGGATGGATTCGCGCCGATGAAATAGACGACTATGGTAACAAGCACATACATGCGGCTTTCGTCTCATTCGCCCCTATAAGCGATTCGCTTCTTGCCGACACATGGAACACTGTCAACCACCACACTGACGCCAGCAACGCACTAATACAGCCTTACGATAGTGCTTATGGGACATCAGGAATTAATTACCTGCTAAAGGATGATTGCATCTCGTTATCCGGCAATCTATTTTTATATTCAAGCTTGACTGATGTGTCCTCATTGAATATGAGCGAACGTCGAAACTATCACCGAATAAGAAGCTAATTATTATTCGAATTAGGTAACTTTTCTTTCAGAATGACTGACGGTTTTCGCAATCGTACCTATACTAGCGATAAGTGTAAGGCAAAGATAAGCCTTACCTTGCAAGCGTTCCATGAGAACCAGCAAGACCTTCTCATTAGGAACACATTGCAATGTCATCCAAAACACAGATAAATCCTCTCGTATCCCCCAAGACCCTAAAACACTTCATCGATAAGATCGTTGTCGATACTGACACTGGCTGTTGGTTGATGGACTCTGCGCCATTCAAAAATGGTTATAGGTCATTCCACAACAAGCTCACCACTCCCTATGCTCATCGCTTTGCATACGCGGCTTTCGTCGGTCCTATCCCCGAGCAAAAACAAGTTCAACACCAGTGTCCAAACGGTGGAACGAAGGCTTGCTGCAACCCGAAACATCTCAAATTAGGCACACCAGCAAAGAATAGTGCTGATGCTATGAAGGCTGGTCTGTATAAGGCCCCTCGTCGTAAAGCTCGGCGCTCGACACCAGCAGAGATTGTCGATATTCGCAAGAGAGCATTGCTCGGAGAATCATTTTATTCGATTGGGAAAGCGTTGGATAGATCAATAACTTATGTATCGGCTGTTGTCTCTCAGAAGCTGCACAAGCCGAAGCCGAAGCCATCTCCAACCGCGTCAGGCGATGCAGCAGTGATGAAGGAAACAGGGAAGAAGCTGAAAACTCTATATGAACGCTTGGGAGACCAGCTACTGCGTGAGAAGGTACGTGAGCAACGTGACCTCAAGAAGGCGGCATAATGACGGCCCCTCAGATCACTAAAGAGCAGTCAATCGCTGAAATCAGAGCGGCATCGATTCAGGTTGAAGAGGCATTCGCTAGATTGAACCTTTTGATTGCACGCGAAGTTGAACGTGTGGAGAAAGGTCATGCAGAGTAACACCACATTACCTGCCGACCACTTCCTCTATCTGACGGACAAGACCTGGGATGCTGATGATCGTCAGAGTCAATGCCTCGCACTCTTGGAGGCTCGTCCCACCACCGAAGATGAAGCCCGTAACATCATCCGTACGGCTCACAATCGTCACGAACGGGAATGGCGAAGATTCAAGCAATCATTCGCCCAGCTTGTATACGAACCTGCTGCTAACAACGCCACACAGAAGCCAAGCCAGATAGAGCAATGTCTTTCATCTATTCCGCCCGAACAAGCTGAACTCGTCAAGATGCACGTCTTGGATGGGTTGAGTCTTCGGGACATTGCCCAACAGTTAAAAATCCCTCGTGAAACTCTCCGTCGGCGTTACCTAAAGGCAACTAAGGCTCTACGTCAATCCGCCGTGGGTCAATATAGGCCCTAAAACGCCGTATTAGTAGAGGCACAGGTTCGCGCTAGTCAGATTCCTAAATCATCTCCCTCCAAAGACTGTTCCCGCGAGTTGTAAACAACCCCGCCCAAGTAAACCTGCCTCGACACCTCGATCACACAATGAAAATCCAAGAAGATAACTCCCGTACACCCTTATCCGGCTATTCCAGCAATCCTGGTTCCGATCTATGCGAACGCATGGCTGAACGAAGCCGCGACGATGAAGCAATCGCTATCACCGAAGCCTGGAGATTCGTCTTCCATCCCGCATCTGGCAAACGCCACCAAGCCAACAAGTACATAGCAAACTAATCATGCCCAATATCGCAACAACAGTCATTCACGACGTAGAGCACGCTCTCGTTGATGTCGTTTCGTTCCTTCCTCACGTATCGGCAGTTCTCGCCAGTGCAATCAAGAATGAACCAAGCATCAAGACAGCTCTTATTCAGCTAATCAAACAAGCATCTGTTGTCATTGCTGATACAGGTTTAGCAGCGGCAGGCAAGGGAATTAATCTCACTGCCGACGCCAAGACATTAGCTGACGCAGAACTCTTTTTCAGTTATTTCAAAGATTCGTTCATCCCGCTAATCGAGCAGGTCTATAGCGATATCCACGCTGACGCTTAATGCCACCTGCACCATTACGTCCCTGCAAAAAAGCAGGCTGTAAAGGTCTGACAGCTACTCGATACTGTTCCGAGCACGACACCCCAGCCAATACATATCAGTATGACCAGCACCGTGGTTCCGCTTCTTCGCGCGGCTACGATGCGGATTGGAATAGGTTACGTCTGCAAGCACTGTCCAGAGACTTCTATCTCTGTGTTCACTGCAATGCAAACGGCGAAATCAAATCCGCTACAGATGTTGACCATATTCGGCCATTCTCCGGCAAAGAAGATCCTCTCCGTCTTGATATAGACAACCTCCAATCCCTCTGTAAAGCCTGCCACTCACGCAAGACCGTTCTACAAGATGGCGGTCTAGGACACTCCCGCACCACCCAATCTCACCGATAAGCCCTAAGCGATGAAACTGAATGCAATTAGCCTGTTCTCCGGATCAGGCATGTTAGACCGTGGATGCGCTGAGGCCCTGAAGAATCATGGATACGACCTCAGAACCATCCTTTACTGTGACAACAATAAGCACGCCCAAGAAGTCCTCAAAGCGCGTATGCAAGACGGCAACGTCCACCAAGCGCCAATCTGGTCGGATGTTACGGCCCTCAACATCACCAAACTTAGAGGACACGTTGACTGCATCATTGCTGGTTTCCCATGCCAGCCATTCAGCTTCGCCGGCAAGAGAGCTGGTATCGAAGATGAACGATACCTATTCGCAGACATCATCCGCCTTGCAAACGAAGGTAGCGTCCCTCTGCTCTTTCTCGAAAACGTTCCTGGACTGCTCTCTGCGAAAAAAGAAGCAACAGCTCCCATCACAGACGTTATGCGGCTCCTGGCCGAAGCAGGGTTCAATGCTACTTGGCATTGTGTCCGCGCCGATGAAACCGAACTGCAAGCCCCTCACAAAAGAGAGCGAGTGTTCATCATCGCTTGGCGGACAGTCACTCCAGAACAAGAACTGGACAACTCCACAGAAGCATGACTCCAGTGAGTCTTCTAGGATCACCAGTGCTTACAACTCAGTTCCGGCCGAAGTGCGAAAGTGGGGAACACCGAACGCCAGCGATAGCAAAGGCATCGGCCCAAAGGGAAGTGCCTCACAGGTTCACAGCAATGAACGCGGATACCTCGCAGCTCAGGTTGAAGAACATGAAGATACCGGCAAGAATCTACACAGATTGAATCCAGCATGGGCCGAAACCCTTATGGGTTGGCCTGTAGGTTGGTCTGATCCTGCCACTGAATGCAAAGGCGCCTTCAAAGGCTTTCCAAAGCCACAAGGCGATGCTCAGCACGATTACGAACCGCCCAGAACAGTTCATAAAGACAACTGTCCTATCAGGCGCAAGCGAATAGCGATGATTGGCAATGGTGTCGTGTCTCAACAGGTCGCACACGCTTTTGGAAGAATTCTTCGGAAAGCCTAATGCGCCACTGATGTTTGGAAACCACCTTCGATTGTTGTCCCCATCGGAAGTTCCAGCCAAACGTTCACCACGTCATCTATCTGAATATCATTTGCCATCAGGTGCCTCCAGCTTGTAGCTATAGACGGCGCTACCGATCTCGATGCAGAAGATTGGAGATTGCTCGGTTGCTTCCTTCGCCCACTCACCAATAATGCCGAGGAGCCAACCGATGCCGAATAACACACAGGTAAGGACAGTGAGGATTTCGACCTTGTGTTTTAGCGTCTCTTGTTGATCGTGTGCTTCACTCAGCACATCTGCTTCAAAGTGGGCAATTTCTTGCTCCGCAAACTTATGTTCGTTGTATCTACTAAAGTACGTCCCGTCAGCAAGCTTCTCGTCCGCACTCCCAGCCGTTACGTCACTTCCGAATCGATTGATGGCTGATTGGTTATAAGTTAGCTGACCCCCAATCTGGTCTGATTCCTTGGCAAGTGTAGGTCGATAGTGCGGCAGAGCTTTCACGATTTCACGATCTACATTGAAAAGTCCCACGTCCTGTTTCTGGTCTGTTTGAAGCTGATTCTTGTAATAGCGCCGAACTGTATCCAGATGGGCTTGCGGTGAACTGTTGTGCATTATCTGAATGACTTGTAAATGAGCAATGGAGGCCACCTCGTCGTCAATCTGGTTCAAAAGAGCCAAGTCATCGTGACTGGTCTTGGCCTGAGCTAGTGTGCTGTTAAGTTCTTTATCTCGTTCTTGTGAAACGTCCTTCGCGAAGAATGAAGCCAAGGCCAAAAACGCCCCAAAGATAGCTAAGACAAACTGATGCTTACCAATGAACGCTCGCATACCTCTCCGATCAAGCCAACAGTGATTGAATGCCCCAATCGTAACGTATCCGCCACCCCAACCGAAATCAAAAGGTAAGGGGTATGGGGGTCGAATCCCCCAAGCCAAGCTCGTCTGAGACCGCTCCCTGGGCACATTTTTATACCTGCAATTCAAACTTTCAAATTCATGCCAAAACCACGCACACCAACTGACCTCCTGATACTTTCCGGGGGCTTGGCGACCAATCCCGGCAGGTATGCCGACCGAATGAACGAACCCAAGTCTACTGAGCCTGTTGGTGATGCTCCTCCCGCATTCAACAAGACCAAGAAAGCAATCTGGACGGAAATCGTATCTCTGGTTCCATCCGGCGTTCTCCAGCGTTCCGACAGGATCGTTGTGGAACTCATTTGCTACTTGCTCCACGAACTCAGGACCGGGAAAGCGACAGTCGCATCCATCGCACAACTTCGTATGGCCCTAGCCTCCCTCGGCATGACTCCCGCCGACCGGTCCCGCGTGTCCGCTGCTCCCCAAGACTCCACAGATGACCCTCTCGCATTCCTCAGCGCCTAGCTATACCGACAGAGCCGTACGCTATTGCACGCTAATTGTTGAGAGAAAGCACCCCGCATCCAAGTTCACCGTAGCCGCCTGCCAGAGATTCCTTAATGACATCGCCCGTACAGACTGGCGATGGACATACGACGAAAAGAAAGCCCACAAGGTCTGTCAGTTCATCGAACTCTGTCCCCACGAGAAGGGAACTAAGCAAGGCCAGCAGATACGCCTAGAAGACTTTCAATGCTGGATTGTATGCAACATATTCGGGTTTGTAGATCACTCATCTCTCTTTAGACGGTTCCGAGAAGCCGTCCTGATGATTCCGCGTAAGAACGGAAAGTCACCACTAGCCGCAGCGATATCGCTCTATATGGCGTTCTTTGACGGTGAAAAGGGCGCAGAGGTCTATTGTGGTGCTCTCACCGAACAGCAAGCTCTCGAAGTGTTCCGGCCCGCCAAAGCAATGCTCGAAGGGATGCCTACCGTATGCCAGAAGTACGGCATAGAGATAAACGCCAAGACTCTCGTACAAGCCAGCACGCGCGCCCGCATGATGCCTGTTATCGGTACCGGGCGAGATGGCTCGATGCCTCATTTGTTCGTTGGTGACGAAGCCCACCAATGGCTCAATGCCAGCCTCTACGATGCCCAATCTACCGGCATGGTCGGACGCTCCCAGCCCCTCAAACTCATCATCTCCACCGCTGGAGACACCATCGAAGGCCCGTGCCACGCCAAGCAGCGTGAAGTGGAACATTTACTCGACGGCACAGCCCCGAACGAGCGTCTTTTCGGTGTCATCTATACCGCCGATAGCGAAATCCCCTGGACCTCGCATGATGCGCTCGTATCAGCGAATCCCAACATTGGTGTATCAGTATCGGAAGAGTCTCTTGTTGAAGCTCAGCAGGAAGCCATCCGCAACTCTGCCAAGCAGGGAACATTCCGCTGTAAGCATTTGAACCATTGGATTACAGCTTCATCCGCCTGGATGAACATGGAGTATTTCCGCAAGTGTTCAGACCAGACACTCAACGAAGACGACTTCCTCGACGATCCCTGCATCCTCAGCTCTGACCTCGCCAGCAAGATCGACCTCAGTGTCACTTGCAAACTGTTCCGACGCGATAAGGAAGGGAAGCCACACTATTACGCCTTCGTTCGTTGCTATATCCCAGAAGCTCAGGTCAACAATCCGGCCAATCAGCATTACAAGAAGTGGACTGCTCAGAGGTTCCTAACGGCAACGGAAGGCAGCAGCATCGACTATTCGGTGCTGGAAGAAAACACGAAAGCGGACATCGACAAGTTCCAAGTCCAATGTCTCGCGTACGACGAACGATATGCCGACCAGTATTCACAGCGCATCTCTAATGCTACCGGCATAGATAGAGTTGTCATCGCCCCGTCCCCGCGTGAACTGTCACCTGCAATGAAGGAACTGGAGTCCGCCGTCTATGACGGCAGGTTCCACTATGACGCAAACCCGATCCTTGAATGGGCAATGGGAAACGTCCTTACTCAAGAGACGGCGGCTGGCAATCTCACGATGCCGGATAAGCCATCTCCCGAACGCAAGATTGACCCCGCTGTTGCCTTGTTCATGGGTATGAATCGAGCCATGTTGCTCGATCCCTCTGAAAAGCAATCCAGCTTTGAACCGTTCTTTATCTAGCCTCCCTCATGTCCTTTATCAAATTGAATCTCGAAACGCCGCCAATAGAGCAGCGCGATAGCACTGTTAACGTCAATGGCCTGTTCTCCGCAGCATGGTCCATGATGACCGACACCCTGCCGACCGCCAGCGGTGAGATGGTGAATGAAGCCATCGCGCTACAGCACATTACTGTTTATGCGGCTGTTCGCTGCATAGCGGAATCAGTTGGCTCCCTGACATTGCGACTTTACAAGCGTCTTGATAGAGGCCGTCAAGAAGCCGTCGAGAACCCCATCTATCGAATGCTCACTATCTCGCCCAATGACGAGATGAGTGCTCCGGTGGTTTGGGAATCAGTGACCGGAAGCATGGCGCTGACAGGCAACTCTTATCTGGAAATCCTCCGCAATGCGAATGGCGATCCTGTAGGAATCTACCCGCTATCGCCTCTCCTAACAACACCTGTCCGCCTTCCAAACAAGCAGCTTGCTTATAAGACCAGCGTAGGCGTCACTGACGGTCACACACGCATCATCGCCGCTAAGGATGTTCTCCATTTCCCGCTGTTCTCATGGGATGGCCTGAAAGGCTTGTCTCCGATTGCACAAGCACGACAGGCTATTGGCCTAGCTCGCGCCGCTGAAAAGTTCGGTTCCAAGTTCTTTGGTAACGGCTCTCGTCCTGGTGGCTTACTGACACCCAACGGCAAGATCGACGAAAAGGAACTCATCAACTTTCGCAAGTTCTGGGAAGCCGCTAACGGCGGTGAGAATCAAGGCCGCATCGGCGTA